CTCAGAGACAACTGGATACACAACTCAGCTTGAGGAAATCCCAACACATGAGCTTTATGCTTTGGTTGATATTTCTGAGCAAGAGCTTGAGGATTCAGTTTTCAATCTGGAAGCGGAAATGCAACAGGAATTTGCAGACCAGTTTGCGAAAGCAGAAGGTAATGCAATGATTGTTGGAGATGCTGTCGGCAAACCTGAAGGCATTATCACAAACTCAAGTGTTGGCACAACCATCTCAGGTAACGCTAACCTTTTGACAGGTGATGGCCTCATTGACTTGGTTCATGCAGTGAAGTCGCCATACGGCACAAACGGAACATTCATCTTTAACCGTACTACTCTGGCGGCTATCCGTAGCCTTAAAGATACTGCGGGTCAGTATGTGTTCCAAGCTGGCATGATGCTCACAGCGGGTGTTCCAAACACTATCCTTGGCTACCCATACGTTGAAATGCCAGACATGGCTGACGTAAGCGCGGGTGCAAAGCCAGTAGCGTTTGGTGATTTCTCACGCGGATACATGGTTGTTGACCGTGTAGCTCTTAGTGTTCTGCGCGACCCATTCACACAGGCAACTAGCGGAAATGTTCGTTATGTAGCTCGTAGGCGTGTTGGCGGTCAGGTAGTTCTACCAGAGGCTCTCCGCATTCAAACAATCTCAGCGTAAGGGAGAACTGACATGAAAGACCTTTCAAACTCCATCTCCACCGCTTTATCCCATAAGGTTGCTGTTACTACAGCGGCTTCAGACGGCACAGGCGTTGACCTTCAGGGTTATGAAAGCGCGACTGTTGTCGTTTCTGCTGGGGCAGAGGGTGATACACTTGCCGCCGACCTCAATTTTGAAATTGGGTTAGAGCATAGTGATGATGACTCAACTTATACTGACTGTGTTCAGGCTGATATTGTTGACGGTACTATTGCCGCTAACGGTGTTTTCCTAATCATGGACGGTACTGGAGCCTCTGGAAGTGGTGGAAATCCAGATACAGTAGGCATGACTTACCGTGTTGGGTATCGTGGCGGAAAGCGTTACATTCGCACAACAATCGCAATTACAGGCACACATTCCACAGGTACACCGTTGGGAACAATGGTTATCAAAGGAAATGCGCGTCATACTGGCGATAATGCGTTTACAGCACACAACGTGTAAAAAATTGGGGCAAGGTCTAGGTATAAACTAACCTTGTCCCTAACTATCGGAGGTTTCAATGACAGTTAAAATTTTGCGGACTTGTAAAGCTATACCAAATCACAATGGAATTGGAACGCCGATTACCTATAAAGCTGGCGATACATTCCCTACTGATGAGCCGTGGCAACGTGCCATTGCTGACAGTTTAATAAAGGGTGGCTTTGCAGAAGAAACCAAAGTAGTAAAACCTAGCGAAACTAAGGCAACCGCCCCTGAGAGAGCTAGAAACGCTGATGGCACACTTGTTGGTGATGACAAAAGCACCCCAGATACAAATGAGGCTTGGGTAGGCGGCAAAGCCCCTAAGAAAAGCGGTAGACGTAAATCTAGCGGATAGACCGCATTGGAGGCCAAATGAGCCGTGGAATAACCAGTGCGTTAAACACCGTATTCACATCACAATTTATAAGACCGTTCATAGCGGTTGACCTAGATTTTTCTGGCGGCAATGTGACCGTATGGACAGGTCTGGGAAACATTACGTTTGCCAGTACGACATTTGTTGGCACAGGCGAAATACTTGGCATATCAGCGATAACAGAAAATGGCGCAGTTCAAGCCAATGGGCTTAATGTAAATTTCAATGGTTTGGATTCAGCTTTAGTATCAACCGCCCTTACCGAAAATTACCAAGGTAGAAGCGCAAAAGTTTACTTAGGCTCTATTACCGATGCTTATGCAGTAGTCGCAGACCCATATCTTTTGTTCAGTGGTCGTATGGATACCATGAATATATCAGACGATGGGGAAAGGGCTAATATTCAAGTCTCATGCGAAAGCCGTTTGGTTGATTTGAACAGGGCAAAAGTTAGACGTTACACACAGGTTGACCAGCAAACAGAGTTCTCAGGTGACAAGGGTTTAGATTTTGTATCAAGTCTTCAAGAGAAATCTATTAGATGGAGTGCTAAGTAATGGGTTTCTTTAAGAATTTTTTCAAAGCACTCACTAATCCAAAGACACTTATAGCAGCAACAATTATGTTCTTTGTAGCTGGACCAGTTGGTGCATTAAGCACATTGCAATCAATAGCGGTGTATGCCGCAGCAAATGCCGCATTAACGGCCTTATCACCAGTTCCAGATATACCTACTTTTGGCGGGTATGGTGAATTTGTAAGCGAAGCCTCTAGCAGAACTCAGATGATTAAACAGCCAGCGCAACCTAGAAGGGTAGTGTACGGAAAGGTTCGTGTCTCTGGGGTTTTGTCTTATGTAACAACAACTGAAGATGACAGCGTTTTGCATTTAATAATTTCTTGTTGCACCCATGAAATAAATCAATTCGTAAGCTTTAGAATAGATGAAAATAACCTCACAATGCAGGGCAATGAAGTATCTGCTCCAGACAGATATCTAGACGGAACAACAAAGTTAATAGAAATAAACACACATAACGGCAGTGATAGCCAAGCCGCTGACACACTCCTCACTCAAAGGGTTAAGGAGTGGACTACAGACCATAGGTTGCGCGGCGTTGCATATATGTATTGTCAATTAAAGTTTAATGCAGAGGCTTTCCCTCAAGGCTTGCCAAATATATCAGCTATCGTAGAGGGCAAAAAAGTTTATGACCCGCGTGATTCAAGCACAGCATACTCACGAAATTCTGCGCTTTGTATAAGAGACTATCTAACAGATACAAGGTATGGTTTGGCCTGTAGTGCAGATGAAATAGATGACGCATCATTTATTACGGCGGCTAATGTATGCGATGAGAATGTAACATTAGCAAGCGGGGGAACCCAAAAACGCTACACATTAGATGGCACATTCCAAACCAGTGACTCTCCAAAAAAGATTATTGAAAATATGCTCACATCATGCGGCGGCATATTAACTTATACAAACGGCAAGTTTCGGTTATTGGTTGCGGAATACAGAACACCATCAATCACTTTAACCCAAGATGATTTTCATGGACCCATTCAACTTGCAGCAACACAAAGCCAGATGGAGAACTATAATTCTGTTAAGGGTGTTTATTCTCCTGAATCTAATGGTTTTACCCCTACAGATTATCCACAAATAACATCAGCAACATTTGTTTCTGAAGATAACGGAGAAACTCGTTATTTAGATTACAGCTTGCCGTATACTACGGATTCTTTCCGCGCACAGCGTCTTGCTAAAATTGTTTTATATAGGAACAGGCAACAAGTAGTATTGCAGTGTCAACTATCTATGAAGGGTTTTGATCTGGCGGTGGGCGATACTTGTTATGTCACGCTTCCTAGATATGGATTTTCAAATAAGGTGTTTGAGGTAGCTGAGTGGAATATTGCAATTGTCGGCGGTATGGATTTAGGCGTTGATGTAACATTAAGAGAGACAAACAGCGCGGTTTATGATTGGAACGCTGAAGAACAGGTTTTCCAAGAGGACAATTCAACACTGCCTGACCCATTTATTATCCCTGCTCCAGTGGTTACTGCCGAAGATATTGTGCAGACATTCCAACAAGGTGCAATTACAACCCTTCAAGTCACTGTTAGCTCTCCAAGCGTTTATGCAAATCAGTTTGAGGTAGAGGCGAAGAAAACAACCGAAACAACATATACTTCATTAGGCACTCAAAAAGCTGGTATTTATGAATTGGTCAATGTTCAAGCTGGCGCAACCTATGATGTCCGCGCTAGGGCTATAAGCACATTTCAAACAAAATCACCTTTTACAAATATATCACATTCTATAGCTGGCAAGGGAACGACAAGTCCATCTAATGTTTCTGATTTAACTTTAGATTATTTAGGAAGCAATGCTTTACTATCATGGACTCCTGTCACTGATGAGGATTTGTCTCATTATGTTGTTAGTCACCAATCGGTAACATCAGGGGGGTCTTTTGATAGCGCGATTACTTTAGCAAAGAAAGTGCCAAGGCCAGCGTCAAGTGTTACTGTTCCAGCTTTGCAGGGAACTTATTTTTGTGTAGCCATAGATAAATATGGCAACAGTTCATCAACGGCGGCTCAAGTAATAGGAATAATTGACCAAGCTCCTGTTTCTGCTGATTTTTTATTTGTACAGTCTATAACGGAATCACCCTCATTTAACGGCATAAAAACAAATGTAACCAAACCTTCTGATGAAGATGTTTTAATACTTTCAACAAGTATTTTATTTGATAGTGGTTCTGGTTTATTTGATAGCGCGGCTGGGCTTTTTGATGGTGGTCCTGATGGTGTTGTTAGCCTCACAGGAACTTATGATTTTGATACAGTATTTGATGCTTTGGCAAAGCAGACTATTCGCGCAACATTTGATATAACATTTTCACGAAGACAATATGATGAACAGAAGCCAGCATCACAAAACACAGTTGATTGTCAAATGTTTGTAGCTACTACAGATGATGACCCAACAAGTGGTTCAGCCAGCTTCACTGATTTCACAAGGTTTGTTGCGGCTGACTATACCGCTAGGGGATTTAAGTTTAGACTTCAATTAACAACTACAGATATTGATGATACTCCAGTTGTTTCAGCTATTACCGCAACAGTATCAATTGGTAAAAGGCTGGAATCAGAAGGAAACGTATCATCTGGAACTTCAGCATCAGGCAAGGTTATTACGTTTCCTTTTGCCTTTAAAGAGCTTTCTGGAATCGGCATATCCGCGCAGAATATGAACTCTGGAGAGTTTTATCAAATAACAAATAGGACTTCAGCAGGGTTCACAATTATATTTAAAGAATCAAATAATACTGTTGTTGATAGAACTTTTGATTATGTTGCTCAAGGGTTTGGCAGAATAAGCGCATAGGAGATTTAAATGGCTCAACATGATTACAATATAGCTAACCAAAGTTTTCCACAGACGAGAACTGATATAAACAATGTCCTTAGTGCGATTGCGTCACTCAATTCTGGCGGCACTGCACCATCAACAACCTTTGCTTATCAGCTTTGGTATGATACAAGTACAAATATATTAAAGATTCGAAATGCTGATAATGATGCATTTATAACGCTGTTTACGGTTAACCAAACGCTAGATACAGCGGCGGCGGCGGGGGTCATTGATCCAGTTCCTTTCGCTATAGCATTGGGATAGGAGATACAAGATGGCAGATGATGCGATTGTAGCAACCACAGTAACAGCATTGCCTGATGAAATAGCTCAGACATTTTCTGGCAGCATGAGCGTTGCGCCAGCGGATGCAAATGATAAATGGTATTATAAGTTAAGCTCAATCCCCACAACAAGTGGTGATTTAATTGCGGGTTCATTTTTGGATTATTCAGCGGTTGCCGCTGGCACAGCCCCAACAGCTATAACTACATCTGATAAGGTCAAGTTTTTATTTATACAGAACAAAAGCACAACTGATGGTATTGTCCTTTGTTTAGATGGGGGTACGGCGGCGTTTGATTTGGTTGACGGTATATTCATAGGACCAAGCCAAACATTCACCCTAAGATGTCCAAACACTACTGTAGGGAACTTACACGCAATATCCGCTGATGAAGATTCAGTTGGCGATGCCGCTGTAACGGCAGTTGTTGCCGCGTTAATTGATGATGTAGCATAGGGAAATATAAAAATGGCAAACGCTTTTAAATCAGAGACAGATACTGGAGTAGGAACATCCCCTGCTACCATTTATACTTGCCCTGCTTCAACGGAAACAACCGTTATTGGTTTAACTGTCGCCAATATACATACAAGCCAAATTCTAATTGATGTTCAACTGGATGCAAGTGGTCGCACAAGTGGCGCGGAGGACAGTGTTTATATCATAAAGGATGCCCCTGTTCCTGTAGGTTCTTCCTTGGTTGCAGTCGGTGGTGATCAAAAAATAGTTTTAGAATCAGGTGATACTATAAAAGTTACATCAGACACTGCTTCTTCGGCTGATGTTGCTATGTCGTGTCTTGAAATTTCTTAGGGGGTAAAATATGAGTTACTTAGGACCAAAAGCTATTGGTGATTTTGCTGACAGTACTCTTGTTACCCTTACAGGCACACAGACACTAACTAATAAAACTGTAAATGGTCGAGACCCAACAGCGGATGGTGCAAAGCTAGATGGCATAGAAGCCAGCGCAGATGTAACTGATGCGACAAACGTGTTAGCGGCTGGCGCGGCAATGCTTACTGGTGCAACTTTCACAGGCGCAGTGGTAGTTGACAATCAGTTAGACATTGAGGAAGTCCACGAAAAAGTAACGGTAATTACGAGTACAAGCGGAACATTAACTTTTGATACAGCGGCTCAAGGCGTTGTTTTTGGCACAGCAAATCAAACAGCTAATAGAACAATTAACTTTAGTAATGTAAATTCCACACTGTCCATAGGTCAAAGTGTAACTTGCGCTGTGCTGTTAACTCAAGGTTCAACAGCTTATTACCTTAGTGCTTATCAAGTTGATGCTTCTTCTGTCACGCCGAAGTGGCAGGGCGGGACTGCGCCATCGGCTGGCAATGCAAGTGGTATTGATGCTTATAGCTTTACAATTATTAAAACCGCTGCTGCTACATTTACAGTGTTAGCTTCGCAAACGCAGTTTGCATAGGGAGATTTGATAATGCCTATGCTTTCAACAATTGCTGGAGGTTCAGCTAGAGGCTTTGGATTTGGTTCATCTAGCGGACCTTTTGGAGACCAAGTATTTACCTCATCAGGTACTTTTACAGTACCAGACGGTGTAACCTCTATTTGTGCTGTTGCAATTGGCGGCGGCGGCGGCGGAATGTATTATGCTGGTTCTTCTGTAGGCTTTACTTATGCTATGAATGGCGGCACTGGTGCTGGACTTGCTTGGTTTAATGGTTTAGCCGTAACAGCGGGACAAATAATAGACGTTACGGTTGGATTAGGGGGCGTTGACGGGGCATATTCAACAGGCAGTACAAACGGTGGAGATAGTATGATAGCAACAGGCGGGGCTAATATTGCGGTAGCTGGAGGTGGAATTGCAGGAAGATATAACCAAACTAGGACTGTAGGCGGTGACTATAGTTTTAACACAAGTCTTTTTACTTTTGATTCGACAGGCGGTGGCTTTGGCGGTGGTACTACAACCACATCGGCAACAGGCTACGGACCAGCAGGTGGGGGTGGAGCCGGAGGATATACTGGCGCAGGTGGCAAAGGTAGAGATGATAATGCGGCTTCTGGCGATTCTGGGAGTGGCGGCGGCGGCGGCGGCGGCGGGGCTGCTGGAAATGCAACCTATACTGATCATATTTCTGGTGCTGGAGGTGGAACTGGACTCTATGGAGAGGGGACATCAGGCGTAGGTCAAGCAGACGGTTCTGCTACAGGTGGAAGTGGCGGCGGTAATAGTCCTGTCCCAACCAGCACCAATGGCTCTCAGAATGGCGGTCTGTATGGCAGCGGCGGCGGTGGCAAATCAAGTGCTTACTGGGGAGCACACGCTGGTAATGGAGGAGCAGGTGCAGTTAGAATTTTATGGGGTGCTGGTCGAGCATTTCCTTCGACTAATGTAGGTCCATAATGGCAAATTGTTTTTGGGATGTCACATTTCAGATAGGCGATGATAGCAACGAAACAGTTTTGATTTGTATAAATGACGAGTTGCTTGAATCAGGATTTACTGAAGACACGGTAGTTGAAGAGGCTGCAAAGGCAGTGTACGAATTAATGGGGGAACAGGTCACGCTTACCCTAGTACAAACACAAGTGAGGGAACATGGCGTATTTAGGTAAAACACCCTCTCAGGGGACACGAAACAGGTTCTACTTTACTGCTTCTGGTGGGGAAACATCTTTAAGCGGTGCGGATGACAACGGCAATACTTTAACATTTGCTGATGGAGCATTTGTAGATGTTAGTGTAAATGGAATTTCACTTGTCGCGGGTACTGACTACAACACCTCTACTGACAACACGATTGCTGGCCTGACTGCGCTTTCTGCAAGCGATGTAGTGGAGATTGTCGCTTATGATGTGTTTAATATATTTAGCGGAAGTGTAAACGGACCTCTAAATGTAAGCGAGACTGTCACCGCATCAGCCTTTAGTGGTGATGGTTCTGCTCTGACTAATTTGCCAGCAGCAGGGATTTCAGCCGTTGTTGATGATACAACCCCGCAACTTGGTGGTAACCTAGATACCAACGGCAACAACATCACCTTTGGTGACAGCACCAAGGCCATCTTTGGTGCTAGCAGTGACTTGCAGATTTATCATAGTGGTGCAAACTCTTTCGTTTCTGATCAAGGTACTGGTAATTTATATCTTGCCACAGATGGGACATCAGTAAACATTACTAGAGGTAATGGTGTTGAAAATATGGGTGTCTTCACTGCTAATGGAGCGGTAACGCTTTACCACAATAACATCGCGAAGATAGCCACCACAACCACAGGCGTTGATGTCACTGGCGATGTTAGTATATCAGGCGGTGCCTACTTGGGCGGCACAGCTTCAGCTAATTATCTGGATGATTATGAAGAGGGGACTTGGACGCCTACAGATGCTAGTGGTGCTGGATTAACTTTTAGCGTTACCACTGCAAGTTATGTAAGAATTGGCAAAACTTGTACTGTTCAAGGACATCTTACTTTCCCTGCAACCTCTAGTACGGCGACTGTTTTGATAGGTGGGTTGCCATTTACTATTGTAGGATTTGGAACTTTTGCACTAAATTCAAATGTAAATGGCGGACATGTTATCCAGCTACAGTCAGGTGCGGCTACCTATAAAATTAGAAATCAAACAAGCGGTGCATTTACAAACGCCCAATTTAGCAGCGCTTTTACTATATTTTCGGGAACTTATATCATTGCATAACCCCATCGGAGATGCGGGTCGGACAGTCCAACCATCATAGGAGATAAACAGATGGCACTAACAGAAGAAACAATCCAAGACAAAATCGAAATCGTAGGTGACTACAAGATGGTGCAGGTACGCACCGCAACAGTCATCAAGCGTGATGGCGTTGAAATCAGCCGTAGCTTTCATAGGCACACTGTAGCACCAGACGCTGACATCACAGGCGAAAGCGCAGAGGTTCAAGCTATCTGTGCGGCAGTACATACACAAGCAGTTAAGGATGCCTATGCATCGCATCTGGCGGCACAAGCTGCTGAGGTGGCTCCGGCTGAAGGGGAATAGTAAATGACTAGAGCAAGAGACATGGCGGACTTGATTACTGCTAGCGGGAGTATCCCCTCTGCAAATCTAACTGGCGCACTGCCAGCGATAAGCGGGGCAAGCCTTACCACACTCAATGCGTCTAATTTAGGAAGTGGCACTATACCTGACTCTAGATTTCCTACTACGCTCCCTGCCGTTAATGGTTCTAGCCTTACCGCACTCAATGCGTCCAATTTAGGAAGCGGTACTTTACCTGATGCTAGGTTCCCTGCTACGCTCCCTGCCGTAAGCGGGGCAAACCTGACCAACTTGCCATCGGGTGGTAATTTTAGTTTACTAATAAAAACAGCAGTATCATCAAATACCTCAACTATAACTTTTTCGAGTTTTCCAACAGGGGTTGATACGTTTTTTGTTGCTTATAAAATAAGAATAGCGGCGACACTATCAGATACCATTGCATTTAACTTTTTAGATTCGTCTAATAGTGTAATAACAAATCAGTGTTATAATAGTGTGCGTAATATTCAAAAAGCTAGCGCAGTTACAACTATTACTGGCTCAGGAACAGGTGGGGGTACTTCTATTAGCCTTACGCCTGACGCTGTTCATTTTGGTGCTAGTGATAGAGGTGGTGTAAAAGGGTATTTTTGGATTAATGGCATGAACTCTGATTTTGATGCGACTACGTCTACTGTCTTTCCTTCTATTGTGGGGCAAAGTTATATGGATGCTAATATTGCTGGGTCTTCATCATCAGACCCTGCTTTTTCGAATTATGGTGGGTCATTCAATGAGACGGTTATTACCACTTTTAGCAGAACAGGACCATGTCGAGGATTCAGGCTTTTTTGCGGTAATGGAATCGGTATTGGTTCTGTAATATCTGTTTATAGCGTTACGGATACTTAGGAGAGCCATATGAAAAAAATTGTTGTGGATTGTTCGCTTGGTACAGTGCAAAACTTAGACTTATCAAGTGATGAAGTGAATGAGCTTAATGCTGCGCTGGCGGCTATTCCTAGTCAAGATGAAGCAAATATTGCAGCATTAAGAGAAGTTAGGAATCAAAAGTTAATTGAAACAGATTGGTGGGCTTCTTCTGATCTTACAATGACCGCAGAGCAAATAGCATATAGACAAGCATTACGAGATATTACAAATTCTTCATCATCGCTTGGTGATGTAACTTGGCCTACAAAGCCTTAGAAAAAGATGGTATAGTGGGAATATAGGAGATAAAGATGAGTGGCTTAGTAATAACTACCGCACCGCAAGATGAGCCGCTATCAAGTTCGGAGACAATCTCATATTTGCGTATTGATGCAAATGTAGACACCACTCTTATTGATGGGTTAATTCAGGCTGCTAGGTTTTGGGCGGAAGATTATACAAACAGGACGCTTCTTAATACAGTATACACCTTGTCACTAGATAGTGTTGGGTATAGAGATGTTCCCATTAAAGAAGGGATGTACACTGGCGCATATAAAGTTCCCTATATAAACTACATTGAACTGCCACGCTCACCTGTATCAGCGGTGGCTCATGTTAAATATTATGATGATTCAGACAATGTAGCTACATGGGCTACATCAAACTATTATGTTGATACAGCCAGAGTGCCAGCGCGGATTGTTCTGCGTGATAGCGGAACATGGCCTACAGATTTAAGAAACGCCAATGGAATAGAGGTTCAATACACAGCGGGTTATGGCTCAACAAGGTCTACAATACCAGAGCCTATCCGCGTAGCTATGTTGCAGTATATTTCACATCTTTATGAACATCGTGGCGATGATGAGGGCAGGGGTCTTAATCCGCCCGCTTTAGTGACATCATTGCTACAGCCGTATGTTATTATGCGATTTGGAGTTAGCCCTCTTAATGGAGCCTATTAATGAGTATAGGCAAGATGCAACATTATCTAACCTTGCAAACCAGAGGCAATTCAGCCGATGGCGGCGGCGGTGGTGCATCTTCATGGAGTACACTGGCACAGGTCTGGGGTCGTATTGAGGCTCAAGGTGGCGGCGAAAGGTTCTTTGGAGACCAAAATGAAGGACGTACAACCCATAAAATAACAATTAGATTCAGGCGCGACTTAACAACGGCGCACAGAATCTTGTATTCTTACACAGCGGATGGCTCCAGCTATACTCGCACGTTCAATATCCGCAGAATAGAGAATAAAGATGAGCGTGATAAATATCTCGAAATTTTAGCCGAAGAAGGCGTTGCAACGTAATGGCTAGGGTAACTACCAAAATCATACGCAAACCCCGCACAGCGTCCGTTATCAAGGATTATGAGGGTAGTTTAAGGGCTTTGGTAGGCAGGGCTGGCAATTTGGTGCGAAATACAGCCGTTACATCTATAAATCAAGGCGCAAAGTCTGGGGTTACTTATAAGAAATACAACCCTCGCAGAACGCATACAGCATCAGCCGCAGGGCAACCTCCCGCCACAGATACAGGTTATCTGGTAAATAACATATTTTTAGATATAGACTCTAATGGGCTGGGGGCTAATGTTGAGAGCCGCGCTGATTATTCCTCATTCTTGGAGTTTGGCACATCAAAAATGGCGGCTAGACCTTTTATGCAACCCGCGCTAGAAGAAAACAGGCCAAAGATTAATCGTTTGGCTAAACAGATGATAAAGGCTAAATAATGGCTTTACATTCATGGGAATTACAAAAGGCGGTATATGGCAAGCTAACAGCCGCAAGCATCACTGATTACGCTGGCAGTGCGATTACAGGGGTGTTTGATGAAGTGCCTGAAGGTACTGCTTATCCATATGTTGTAATTGGTGAGGAAACAGCAACCAATATTTCAGCCAAAGACAAGGATTTGCACGAACATACGTTGACTATACACATTTGGTCGCAATATCGCGGAAACCGTGATATAAAAGAAATCATGGAACAGGTATATACCGCATTAAACGATGTAAGCTATACTGTTTCGGGTGCTTCTGGGGTGAATTTGAAACATGAGTTTCAAACGACACTTACAGAGGGTGATGGTATTACACGGCATGGTGTCATGAGATTTCGTGCTGTTGTGTCAGACAATTAAAGGAGACTAGACATGGCGGCACAAAAAGGTTCAGCCCTGTTAATGAAAATCGGTGATGGCGCAAGCCCAGAGGCTTTCACAACAATCGGCGGTATGCGTTCAAATTCATTAACCATGAATGATGAGATGGTTGATGTAACAAATAAAGACTCAAGTGGTGCAAGAACTATCTTGGCGCAGGGTGGAGTTAATTCTATCAGTGTATCAGGTAGCGGTGTATTCACTGATTCAGCCTCAGAGACAACACTCCAAGGCAAATTCAACGTATCAGCATTGACTAACTATCAGTTCCTTGTGCCTGACTTTGGCACGTTTACAGGTGCATTTATGTTGACCACCCTTGAATATGGCGGCGAGTACAATGGTGAAGTGACTTACAGCTTTACCTTTGAAAGCTCTGGCGCAATCACATTTGAAGCGGTGTAATGAATGTCTTGGGTTGATGTAGAGATTGAAGTTGGTGGCAAGACCTTTAACGGACATATGATGTCTAGTGAAGATGTCACCATCTTTAATATTCCACCCGCATCCGAATTGGCTGTTGGTGGGAAGTTTAAGTGTGGTGGTCAAACATATACCGCCGCGACTGTTCACGATGTAGCCCAGAGGGGCGAAGAATTATTGGTAGAAGCCAAGGAGAAAGCGGATGTCAAATCCAAAGCGCGGGGAGCTAGAGATAGTTCTGGGGGAGAAGAAGTATAAAGGCAAGGTAACACTAGATGTTGTCATGCGTATAGAGCGTCAAATGGGCAAAGGTATTGTCAAGGTGGCGCAATCTCTTTCTGAAGCAGATATAACGACTGAACAAATTATAGCCATTATAACTCCTGTGGTTAGAGGGGGCGGTAATGATATCAAAGAAGCAGACATCAAAAAAGATGTTTGGGAAGCTGGCCTCGCAGATGGCATTAGGGTTTGTAGTGAAATTATTGCTCAAACATTAGGTGCTGGAGAAGGTGAGGGAAACGAAGAACAGGCGGCAGCGTTGTTGTAGATGAGTTGCCTTGGGATGAGTGGATGCAAGTGGGGCTTGGCAAGATGTCAATGTCACCAGATGTTTTTTGGGGTATGAGTTTTCCAGAGTTTTATGCCGCTATAGCAGGTTTTGCAGAGTTTCATTCAGGTGGTAAGCCGCCGCCGCTTACAAGAGATGGACTAGAGGAGTTGATGGAACTCTACCCAGACTAAATAAGGAAGGTACTCAATAAATGGCTGCAACAACAGTAGATACCTTACTGGTTCGCATTGAGGCTGATTTAAGTGGTCTGCGTAGGGATTTCCAAAAGGTTCAAACGCAAACCAATTCAGCATCTAAGAAAATGCAAAAAAGTTTGGGCGGGGTTGATAAATCTGCTCAGTTCCTAAGTAGGTCATTTAAAACCCTCGCATTAGCGGCGGGAGCTTTTTTTGGGGCTGGTGCTTTAGTTCGCTCAATAAGAACATTTGAAGATTTACAGGCTACATTAAAAGCTGTTACAGGCAGTTCTAAATTAGCTGCTCAGTCATTCAAATTGATAACCAAATTTACAGCTCAAACCACATTCCAATTAGATGAAGTTACTGGTGCATTTATCACCTTGGTAAATGCTGGCATAGCACCCACAGAAGATGCCCTAAAAGATATAGGAAACATTGCCGCTGCTAGAGGC